CTCATGTCGACGCCGATAGTAACGATAAAGAACGTGAAGACGCGATTAACAAATTAAAAACAGGTGAATTAAAAATAATATGTAACGTTGGTATTTTAAATACCGGCGTTGATATTCCATTTTTAGGGTGTCTCGTTTCAGTAAGGCCGACTAAAAGTTATGCTCTTTATATTCAACAAATGGGAAGAGGTACGAGAATTCATGAATCTAAAAAAGATTTTATCGTTATCGATCACGGCGGAAACGTTCTTCGACATGGTTGCATTCTGGAAGAACGAGAAGGTTCGCTTGATCCGATTCCGAAAAAGAAAAAAAGCGCCGATATTCCTTCGCTTTATACGTGTAAAGAGTGTTTCGCCGTGTTCGATCGAAACATTAAAAACTGTCCCTTATGCGACGCTGAAAATCCTACCTGTTCAGCACTAGCGAAAGAAAACAAAGCTAAAAATCCGCTCGACGGCAATATCGAAGAGGCCGATCCATTTCATTTGAAAATTATTGCGCGTCGTGGTGAACTGCGAGAAATCGCAAAACGACGAAACTACAATCGCGGGTGGATTTATTTCAGACTTAAAGACGAGTTCGGGGAAGACGTCGCCCAAAAATACGAACCAAAAAGAAAAGTCCCGTCGTGGATCAACCGAAGAGCATCAAAGGCTAGTTTACGAAATATTGCGTTCGTTCGGGACGAATCCTAATCTAAGACTTTGGAAAAATTCGACGGGTGTTGCGCGTTCGTTTGATGGTGAGCGAGTCATAGCATTTGGTTTGGTGGGTTCGTCCGATATCTTGGGGATATCGAAACCAGGGGGGCGGCTAATTGCAATTGAGTGTAAGACGGGAAACGCGCAACAATCGAAAAGCCAACGGGCCTTTGAAAAAATGATAACCGAATTCGGCGGAATATACATCGAAGCAAGAAATCTTCAAGACGTAAATAACGGTTTACAGTGTTTTAATTTTGGTAAATAGTTCTAGCTCCAAAATTTCAGAGAAATAAATGCAAGACGTTTTAGAATTCGCAAAAAATGCGGGTTTTGATTTACTAAATCCCGAACTAGACGGGCGCGTGCATCGTTTCGATCGAAACGGTAAGAATAACGCTTGGTTTATCGGCTGGCAAATTTTCGCGACTAAATCGGGCGAACCCTATCACGTCGCCGTGATCGGAGATTGGAAAACCGGCGAAAAGCATGAATACCGTTCGGCCGGCAAAAAGCTATCGCGTGAAGATCAAAAAGTTATAAAAGAACGAATCCTTGAAGCTCAAAAAAAAGCCGAACACGATAGGATTTTAAAACAGGACGAAGCGCGCAAATACGCCGAGAAGCTTTTAAAACGTGGTCGACCGGTATTTTCTTCCCCGTATTTCGATCGAAAAAAGATTTCGGAACTTCACGGAACGGTTACGAACATCGATTTGGAAACAAGCGAACGCGTTATTCTGATTCCCATGCGCGATATCGACGGCATGATTTGGGGTTGTCAACGGATTCTAGCCGACGGGACTAAGCTTTTTTGTTCCGGTCAACGGATTCTAGGAACGATGCATGTAATCGGTTCGCTCGATTCGGCGGATACGGTTTACGTTTGCGAGGGATTCGCGACGGCGGCGTCGATTCGACAAGCCACCGGTAAAAGTGTTGTTGTTGCGTTCAATGCCGTAAATCTTCCCCACGTTACTAAAGCGATACGCCAAAAATATCTGAATCTCAAAATTCTGGTTTGCGGCGATAACGATACCGCCGGAATCGAGAAAGCAAACGAGGCCGCGCGTTTAGGCGTCGGCGCATCGATATTCCCGTCGGAAGGGATCAACGATTTTAACGACGTTTTTGTCGCTCACGGACCGGAAGCCGTTTCAGCGATTTTGGAACCGGCTTCGAATAACCTCGAATCGGGATTTATCCCGTTAGGCTTTGACGGCAAACAGCATTATTTTTACGTTCATCGCTCGAAAGATATTAAAATCATTAGCGCATTTTCGGCCTCAGATCTTTACGAACTAATGCCGCTTGAATATTGGGAAACTTGTTACGGGACCGAACGCGGTATAAGATACGACCAAGCAAAATCAGATCTAATTGATAATTCTAATAAGATCGGGCCGTTTGATCCGATTCGAATTCGCGGAACCGGCGTTTGGTTGGATCGCGGGCGCGTGGTTGTCAATACCGGCGCGGGCGGAATCGATTCTGATTTTTTCGTTTACGTTGCAACCAAGAATCGCATTCCAACACTTTTACAACCCCTGTCGACGGGCGAAACCGTTCACCTTCGCAACGCTTGCGAGGCCTTGAAATGGCGCGAACCCAAATCGGGGATACTTCTAGCCGGTTGGATTGCAATCGCGCGCATTGCCGGCGCTTTACCCGTTCGGCCTCATATCTGGCTAACCGGTTCGAGCGGATCGGGAAAATCAACCGTTATGGACCGGCTTATCAGGCCGGCGCTCGGTCACGAGTACGGACGTCTTTACCTTCAGGGGGGATCGACCGAAGCCGGAATTCGTCAAGCCATACGCGCCGATAGTATTCCAATTATATTTGACGAGTTCGAAAGTACGGACGAAAACTCGAAACAACGGACCGCTGCAATTATAGAACTGATGCGACAGTCTTGGAGTCAGACCGAAGGCCATATGGTCAAGGGTTCAGCCAACGGTGCGGCAAATCATTACGCTCTTTCGTTCGCGGCGTTGGTATCGAGTATCAGATTAGGTTTGACGAACGACGCCGATAGGTCGCGGTTTTCGATTCTGGAGCTCGAAAGCCACAACAACGATCGCGAACATTGGGTGATGACTAAAAAACTGCTTTCGAAGATCGATTCGACTTACGGCGAACGGCTTTTCGCCCGTCAGATAACCAAAATCGATTTGATTACAAAAAACTACGAAATCATTTCGTCGGCCCTGGCTGGAATTGTTAGCCAGCGATTCGGCCAACAATGCGGAATGTTGCTTGCCGGCTGGCATTCGCTTGTTTCAGATCAAACCATAACCAAGGAAGCGGCCGAATCTTTAGCCGAAGATTTGGGAATCGAATCCGATATCGAGCAGGGGAAGGTTACGGACGAATCAGAATGCCTTGAATGGGTCTTAGATTACAATCGCCGTATTTATGGCGACGTCGGCGGTGAACGAAGGGCGACGGTCGAAAAATCGATCGCCCAAATTATCGACGATAAATTTTGCGGCGAATTAGAACAGCTTAAAAGTATTGGTATTATTTACGAAGAAGGTTACCTTTACATTTCATCGAATCATGGCTACCTTAGAAAATACCTATTCGCGGGTACACGCTGGCAAAATTGCTGGCACCAAACACTTGCAAGGCTTCCAAACGCCGAACGTGTAACCAAGTCTAAACGATTCAGCGCCCACATTTCAAAATCAGTAAAAATCAAAGTGTAACCGACGTGTAACCGTCAAAGTTACAGGTAAGTCCTTGATATTAAAGGATTGTAACCGTGTAACCGTTGTAACCGTCCAGGACAGACCCATACGAGAAAAAATAAATTTAAATTCAAAAATTTAAAATAAAAAAAACACCATAGTACCTACCTACCTAGTTACATATATATTATATATTATATTATTAGTAGTGTGTTGATTTTGTTGGAAAAATTGGCTGTAACCGAGTGTAACCGTGAGTTACAATACATTGATATTATTTAGAAAATAGTGTAATTATGTGTAACCTTATATGCATGGGCGGTTACAAAATGTCGGTTACAGATAAATTTATCGAACGCTTCAAAGCGAAATACTACGTTTGTCCGGAACGCGGTTGCTGGATTTGGATCGGGGCGAAAGATCCGCAAGGTTACGGAGTCGTTCGGTATCAAAAAAGATATTGGAAGGCGCACCGCGCGATTTTCGAACACCTTATCGGTTCGACGAATTACCGGCAAATACGCCATACATGCAAATTAAAGAAATGCGTTAATCCGGAACATTTGATAAGGGTTTAACTATTAAAAGATAAATTATGGTAAATTGATATGCGATAATATTAAAGACTGATAATATCGATAAGGGGTTCAATATGGCGAAAGGTAAAAAAACAGGCGGTAAGAATTTCGAAGTGGGAGATAACCGGCTTCGTCGACCGCGTAAAGATCCCGATTTCAAAGCTTTGGCCCAATGGACGAAAACCGAAATCGAAGCCAAAATGCATACTATGTTGCAATTGAAGTTAAGCGATGTTGAGGCCATTGTCGATAAAAAGGAAAACAAGGTACTAGATCACTGGTTAGGTCAAATTGTCCTAATGGGTGTTAAGGGCGGCGATATCCAGCGCCTTAACTTTATGTTCGAACAAATTTACGGCAAATTGCCAGAACGCAAAAATTTGGACGTAACAAGTACCCACGCTTTACTATTGGCCGAAATTGAACAGCTATGAACAAAAACTACTTTCTAAGCTGGCTAACCCCGCATGGCGGCTGGAACACCTTTACAAGATAACGACAAAAAACAGTGAATTGGTTACGTTCAAACCGAATGCTGTTCAAAAATTAATCAATTCTAACGCTTCACGTCGAAAGCGGATTTTAAAAGCCAGACAATTTGGAATTACGACTAACGAAGTTCTAAAGCGTTTCGATTCGTGTATTTTTTCCAAAAACAAAACGGTTTGTATCCTAGCGCACAAGCAAGACGTTCTCGAAAAAATTTTCAATATCATAAAAATAGCTTTCGCATGCATGCCGTCGGCTTTAAGGCCTAAGCTAGATCGCGGGGGCGGTTCGCGTTACGAGTATCGTTTTCCTGAAATCAATAGTTCGATTTATACGGCTTTAGAAATTCGGGGCGGTACGATTCACGAACTTCACATTTCAGAGGCCGCGTTTATCCCTGAAACGCGAATCAATGCAACGCTGCAAGCCGTACCGATCGACGGGATAGTTACCGAAGAGACGACGCCGAACGGATTAAATCATTTTTACGATTCATGGAACGACGACGACGAACGCGTTTCAAAACTCTTTTTTCCCTGGTTTTTCCATCCTGAATATCGCGTTAAAACGGAACTTATCGAACTAACGGACGAAGAAAAGCGGTTGGTAACGAACGCATATGATCGCTATGGCGTTATTATAGATCTTGAGCAAATCGCTTTTCGGCGCATGAAAATAAGGGAATACCGCAATCGATATGATTTGTTTATCCAAGAATATCCCGAAGACGATAACACTTGTTTTTTATCGAGTGGCGCGAATCCTTTCGATTTGAATATTCTAAAACAGCTACTTGCTGGAATTTCTGAAGACTATCGCCGCGTCGATGAAATCTTGATATCAAAGCCGTTCAACAAAAACTTAAATTATGTGATCGGTTGCGATCCGGCCGAAGGCGTTAAAAAGGACTGGTCGGTCGCTACCGTATTATGCGTCGAGACGGGCGAGGACGTCGCATTTTTTCGGGGACAAGTTAAGCCGTCGGATTTTGCCGATATCATTTACAAGATGGGAAAACTTTATTCGCACGCCGATTCGTGGCCGTGTGTAATTGTCGAACGTAACAACCACGGCCACGCTGTGATTTTGAAGCTTAACGAAACTTTAAACTATCCACATTTATGGCTGGATAAGGACGAACGAATCGGACATGTAACCAGTTCGTCAAGTCGGCCGCTATTAGTCGACAACTTTATCGAGGCTATTGGTAACGGCGAATATAAAACGAATTTTAAGCAAATCATAACCGAATGCCTTACGTTAATTGATAATAATGGTAAGATCGAAGCGGATACCGGCAAGAACGACGACAGTGTAATTTCGGCGGCGTTAGCATTTAAAGCGAAATCGCAGATCGAATCGCGGCTTAAAATTTATCAAAACATCAACCAACGGATTTTAGTTTAATGGAAGAAAATTTAATCAAAGCGGCCCCAAGCGTTAATATTATCGCCGACGCAATCCACGAAACGACATTAAACGAAACGGCTACCGATCCGAACAGCCAGTTTAACCCGTGGAACTCGGACGATCTTTATCAAAAAGCCGGCTCTTACGATATCTACGAAAAAATGCTGAAAGACGACCAGATCCAAGTCGCCATGTCGATCAAAAAGGATTTGATAATCGGTTCTGGTTATTACATCGTTTGCGATTCGGACGAAGATCAAGAAGTAAGACATGATCTTGAGGTAGCTTTATCCGAAGATTGCGAAGCGCCATTCGACGATATTTTAGCGCAACTTTTATCGGCTTACGAATACGGTTTTTCGATTTCAGAAAAGCAATTCAAACTCCGAGAAGACGGAAGCCTAACCCTTAAAAACATTAAAACGCGTAATCCGGTAAACTGGCTTTTACATCAAGATATTTACGGAAACGTAACGCGTTACGAACAGCAAGGAACTTTAGACCAGAAATTTACGGATATCGACCCCAATTCGTTGATTCATTTTGTAAACAATCCGCGATTTTCTAACCCTTACGGCACTTCCGATTTGCGAAGCGCCTACCAAGCTTATTTCATCAAAACGCAAATCATACGTTATTACGCGATCTATTTAGAAAAGGCGGCTAGTCCTATCCCTCACGCTAAATATGATCAAATGGCGAAAACCGAAGACGTAAACAAGATTTACGCCGCGTTAAAGAAGTTTCAATCGTCGACGGCGATCGTTTATCCGAAAGAATTTGAAATCGGATTTTTGCAATCGACCGGCGACGGTAAAGTTTTTTTAGACGGTATCGCCATGATGAACATGTTAATCGGTCGCGCTTTGTTCGTTCCCGATTTGCTTGGATTTCAAGGCGGGCCGACTACCGGCGGTAGTCAAGCGCTAGGCCGCGAACAAATGGTTATATTTTTCAAACATATTCACCGACGCCGCCGAATTCTTGAAGACTTAGTTAATAAGCATTTGATCCAACCGATGGTTATTTGGAACTGGGGATTTGTCGAAAAATATCCGAAGTTCAAACTTAAGCCAATCGACGAAGAACTAGCCATGAAAAACGCCGAAATGTGGTTGAAAGCAATTTCAACGGCTGGCTATAAACCGACCGACGAAGAGATAAACCACTTCAAAAAAATCATCGAATTCCCCGAAACAAACCAAGAAGACCTGGAAGACGAATCGGACGAAATCGAAGAGATAGCCGCCGAATCGCAAATAGAATCGGATTCTGATAGCGAAATGGAAACGGAATCTGATTCCAAAGATGAAATGGAAATCGCGAACGACGAACAGCCGGAAAAATTCGCCGCGAAAGTTTACGATTATCCGCCTGGGGACTATTACAAGAAAACCAATTTCGCGGCGATTGAAAAGCAATTGGATTCGGACCAGGATTTATTCACTTCCGAATCTTCGAAGGTTATTAACGAAATTTTCGAAGCGTTTTTCGAACGCATTTCAAAGCTGAAAAATCTTACACCGAACGGGTTATCGCGACTTGAAAACTTGAGCTTAAAGCCGGCTCTTTTAAACAAGCTTAAAAAACTCATGTCGAAATCGTTTAAAACGACGTTCGAAAACTCGCGACAATTGGCCCAACAAGAAATTTTCAAATCGAATTTTGCGTTACAACCGGCCGACGAATTTTTGAAGACACTAGAGGCCGAAGATTTAAACTTTATTGGCGATTGGGAATATCAAATTACTAAAGCGGCTAGAATTCAGATTATCGCCGCGATTAAAGACGGCAAACCCATTTCATCGGTTATCGGCTTTATTAAGGACGACACAGTAAAAGCGGCCCTTGTATCGCTCGATAGATATTCAAGGACGAAATTTACCGAAGTGATGAACAAGGGCCGCGCTGAATTCTTTAAAGAGACGAAGGTGATTTCTGGCTATCAATTCGCGGCTGTTTTGGATGATCGCACGTCCGATATTTGTAACGGATTGCATGGAAAAAAATTCGTCGCCGGTACTGAACCCGTTCCACCGATGCACTTTAATTGCCGAAGTGTACTAGTTCCGATTACAATCTATGAGGAGTTCGAACCCGACGAAAAGGTCGGCGGACAAAACATCGAGACATTTATCGAGGACAATATCGGCAAGGGATTCGCCAAACAGTAACGAAAGGCCCAAAATGGAATTATTTACAATCAAAGGAGTCGAAATATTTTCTAGCGGATTGTGGAACGGTCGTCGAATCGAGGAGAATGATTTAGATGAAATCGTTAGCGCATATTCGAAAACAGCCGAAACGGTTCGTCCCTTTCTTAAGCTGGGACATAGCGAAGACCAAAAACTACTGGCTAACGAAGGTTTGCCGGCGGCCGGTTGGGTTGAAAATATTCGGAAGGCAGGAACAAAACTTGTGGCCGATTTCGTTGATATCCCTAAAAAGATTTATCAGCTAATCGAGCGCAAGGCTTATCGTAAAGTATCTTGTGAGATATACAACAACATCGAAATCGACGGTAACAAATACCCGAAAATGATCGGCGCGGTTGCATTGTTGGGCGCTGAATTGCCAGGGGTTTTGAATTTAACCGATATTTTGTCGAACTATAATTTAGAAAATCGATTTAGTGCGGTCCAAAAATTTGCAACCGAAAATGAAACTGCTATAGTTATTTTAGATGTTAATGAACATGAGGTTAATTATTCAATGGATGAATTAGAAAAGGCAAAAGCCGAACTTGACGCGAAATCGAAAGAACTCGAAGACGCTAAGGCCGAAGCTGAAAAGTTCAAGCTTAAAAACGCCGAACTTGAAGCGAAAGCACTTGAAGCGCAAAAAGCGGAACAAGCCGCTAAGGTCGATAAATTCGTTTCCGAATTGACCGCCGAAAAACTCTGCACTAAAGCAATGGAACCACTCGTTAAGCAATTGTGCGGACCGGAAGTCGAAAAATATTCTTTCGACGATAAAGAAATTTCAAAACAAGAAGCGTTGAAATCTCTTATCAAACTTTCAGGCGAAGCGGCGAAAGTTAATTTCGCGGAAACTACTGCGAACGTCGAAAAAACCGACGATGAATTGACGGCCGATAAAGTTGAAAAGTACGCATTGGAACATAAAGTTTCTTACTCCGAAGCGTATCGAGCACTTAACAAAAATTCAAAGGCATGAGGTAAAAAATGTCGGGACCATTAGTTTTAAGTTTCAAAGTCGCCGCCACTCTAACCGCTCAACGCATTGTTAGCGCCATGAGTTCAACGGCTAATACCGTTGAATATCCGCCGGCTGCTACTGTTTTGCCGCTTGGAATTACTGTCGACGACGTTAAAGCTACAACCGATGCAATCCCCGTTCAAGTTAACGGAATTGCGAAGCTGTACTTTAACGATACTGTGACAAGCGGAAAACTTGTTGCGTCCGATTCTTCCGGACGCGGAATTCCTTTCACACCGGCGGTAACTACTACCGGTTTGACCACCCCGACAGGAATCGTTGGTGTTCTCGTTGGGCCGACCATTGCTTTGACCGGAACCGTTGCCGAAGTTTTAATCAATCCACAATTAATGCGATAAGGGGTTTGAACCATGCCTTTGAAGAGTCAATTACACGTCGACCAGCTACTAAGCAACGTTTCGGTTAAGTATTCAAACGCCGAATTGATCGCGATGAAAATTTTCCCGGAAGTTCCCGTTAAAAAAGATTCGGATTTGTTTCGCGTTTACGAAAGAAATTTTCGTATTCCCGAAACAAAACGCGCAACAGGCGGCGAAGCCCGTCAACACGATTTCAAAGTTTCAACGTCTTCTTACAACCTTGAAAAACACGCGTTGAAAGATTACGTCGCCGACGACGCCGCCGATAACTACGATCTGGCGGATTTGCGCGCCGATACGACCGAAGAACTTACAGACGTTATCTTGCGACGTATGGAAAAATCAGTAGCCGATTTGTTCACCACGACAAATTGGTCGCTAAACGTTTCCTTGACGGCAGCGCAAGCGTTCAACTTGGACACAACCGCTTCTAACCCAATTCCTGTTTACGATACGGCTTGCACAACCGTAATCAACAACAGCGGATTTAAGCCAAACATGGCGGTAATTCCTCGCGACGGTTTTGTCGCGATCAAAAACCATCAATCGGTTTTGGACCGGGTTAAATACACTAGCCGCGATATGACTCCTGCAATGTTGGGCGGATTGTTCGACATTCAAGAAATCTTGATCGCAAACGGCGCTTATGATTCAAGTCACGAAGGCGCTACAACGACCATGACTCAGTTTTTCGGCGATATTTCGTTTGTTGGTTACAAACCACAACGTCCCGGACCGAAACAAGCATCCGCCGGTTACATCTTCAGAAAAAATACTCCAATGGTTCGTCGTTGGCGCGTTGAAGAAAGAGAAGCGGAAGCAATCGAAGTTCAGATGAAATATCAAGCTAAAGTCGTCGCGTCGCTTGCCGGCTACTTGATTAAAGACATTGTTTAACCAGTTCGAATTGATTTAGAATCGTGGCTAGGTAAATCCTAGCCACTTTTTTTAGAGGTAAGATTCATGGATCAATTA